TTCATTTCAGAAGGTGGAACTAACATATTTTTCCAGCCTTCGTAGATTTGTTTAAACTGTTTTACTTTATCAAAGTTAATCATGGTCTATCGTTGGTTTTAATAGATTTATTTGATCGATTGTTTTACTAACTACAACACTAGCTTTCTGTCTTTCTGCTTCTGTCTTTGTTTCATCGTCCACTGTGGCTTGAAACGTGTCTCTCTTCCCTATAAGCTTAGCCATCTTTCTGTGAGCTTTTTTAACATTAAGCATAAACTTCCCAAATCCTGATAATTCTACAGAATGGTTTACATCCATAGCCTCATTAGCACTCTGAAATTGATGATTAACTATAGCCTCAATCACCTTCTCATTTACAGACAGCTTTACAGCTAATGTCCTTATGAGAAAATCCTTGTGAGACATGCTCTGTGGTTTATTCATTATGCTCCATCTTTACCTCTAACGTTATATCATTAGAGAAATTAAGGATGATTACAGGATTGACCTTTATCTTCGAGCCATCTTTAACAAATACACCAATTCTCTTCAGCTTCGATATTATGTTGTTAATTGTGGGAGACGTAGAATTGTACTTCTTGCAAAAATCCTCTCTGATAGACGAATAGGAAATGTTTCCTCGAATGGCTGTAAATGCTACAAGCTGCACCTCCCTCTGTGTTAACTTTAAATTGTTAATCGTAGAAAGCACACTGTAATACTTCTCTGCCATAGCATAATTGTCTTCTATCTTCCTTAGAAACTTCTGAACAATTATCTTCTTTTCAGTTTTCATATTTAGTTTGTGGCAAATATATGTATAATCATTGATATTTCAATGAATGATTAAAATCCCATTGCTATATTATATATTAAATTTTGTAATTACAAAAGAAATCGTAATTATTAAAAGATGAATGTCTAATCTCTTCATAGAGTAGTAATGTAACTCCTTACTCCTAAACTCAAAACCTATTCCAAACTTAGAAGGACTATTTAATCTAATATCTATCATGATGTTTCAGGGTGATGTAAAAGGAAGCCCCCCCTTTCCCCCCCAAAGATTGCAAGAATATTCCACACTGCAAAATTTGTCAAAAGGAAATTTCTCATTGGCACCCCCACCAAAATTTTTCATAGCCCCCATACCCCTCGTGTCCATGAGAGGGAAGGTTATTCCTGATTGCAACCCCTAGTAGAAATTGACAAGTTGGGGTTATCCCCTACGTGTCCATTGTGGCGAGTGCCACACTGTCCACTTACACAATTTAAATTTAAAAGATTATGGCTAGTCAAGCTAACAACGCAGAAGCAACTGCGCAAACAAATGCTGTTATTACTGTTAATGCTCAGGAAATTCCTGATGTTGTTGCTATAACAAGCAACAATTCATTACCAGCAGGTGGTGTATTTCGTGGTACACAAATCGCCAAGTTAAAAGTACAAACACGTACTCGCAAGTATCCTGAGTTCAAACCTGATGGTGTTACACCTCACACTTTTGCAGGAGAGACTTATTGGTTAGTAAACTATCTTGATAGAGTGTTTACTACTAATGATGCGAAATTCATCAAGGCTCGTGAGATTGGCGACTTGGCTGAAGTTACGCTTAAAGAGCGTACTAGTGGCACAGCTGTCTATCTTGAGTTAGTAGATTACACTACTGATAGCGAGTTAGATGCATTCGAAGAGAATGCTAAGCGTCGTGAGCTACGTCAGATTGAGATGGAAGATGCTCGTGCACTTGCTAAGAAACGTCTTGACATGATTAGCAACTTGTCCTTAGCTAATGGACCTGCGAATGAGTCATTGATGAACAAGCTATTGCAAGAGGTCAATGGTTAATAAGGTAATAGGGAGAGCTTCGCGCTCTCTCTTTACTTTTGCTTACCCCAAATGCTTGCGCATTTGTTCCTTACAGATCAGTATTGCTTACGCATACATTGCTTTCGCAAGAGTATTGCTTACGCATATGATAACGAGGAGTGGCTGGCATGGGCGAGAATTAGTCATGCGTTTATGTTTTCTACAAACTAATGCTATCTTAACATTACATATTAGAGACAAAGTAACTTTTATGGTAAAATAGCATTAGTTTTTTATTTATTTGAGTGTAAAAATGATGTAGTGTGGAGCATCATATGATATATTATCCTTTTAACCAACGCTATAATTGTGGTGAACACTGAAAATATATAGCATTAACTAATAAAGACATGAGTACTTATCAAATATATGATTACATGGGTAGACATATAATGTTTGTTTATTCAATAGAAGAAGCTGAGTATATAATTAATTCATCTCCTCTTGGTTCATTTCATTGGAGATTAGTTTCTGATGATATGCCTAATCAAGAAGGATTGAGGTATGTGTCTCCTGAAGTTGGTTATGTTGACCAAGACGAGGAGTATTATTGAGGGAGACTTGTTCTCCCTTTTATTTAATGCATCATAACCTGTTTCCCAAGGACAGGCAGTTGTAATGTCAGTATTAAAATAACGACATTTGTCCAGGTTGAAATAACCATAGAAGGCATTACAACTGAATGCAGAGGGATCGAATAGTTTTAACAATAGGTTAAGTTGTTTATATTTAATGCATCATTCTATCTTCCCAAGGGATAGCAATTGTAATGTAGCATATAGTGTAGTGGATTAAGTTTCCGAGCACAACATTACAATTGAATGCAGAGGGGATAAAATTGGTTGCGAGAGATTATAGTATAAAACACCAATAGCTATTAATGCATGTGCACAATGTATTAGTATTTACAGACAAGGAATGTCTTTGGTTGGTCACTATTATGTTCTAGGAACAATAGTATACCTGGATATACTATAATCAAACGCAACCAATTTATTATTGTATTTTTTAACCTTATAATATATTAATCAAATGAAAAGTATTGCATTGTTAGGCATCTATTTGATGTCATTTGTTATCATCTATATGATGTTGTCGCTTGTTGGTCTTGTATTTAGCACTGCTAATTACTTGGATATATTACGTGATGATGCATGGAGTTTTATATTCTGTACATGCTTTGGTTGGTGGCTTGCCATATTTCCAGCACGTGAGTATTATTTAATTCATAACGACCATTTTGAGAGAGTGTTCAATTAGGACACTCTTTCTTTTAATCTATTATAGACATGAGAAATTATATCACTGGCAAAGCAAATAATGCCACTAAAACTGAAAAGTATTTGCACAGACTTATTATTGGAATAGCTGTTGTATCCATATTCTTATTTGTTGTATTCATGATATGTATTGTCATATGGGCAATCTCTGGTGTATATGCAGATGAGCCAACGTTTATGACAATAGTTATGGTGTTAATAGTTATATCTTACTTTGTTGGGACATATCTTGATAACGACTAAATATATAGCATTATGAAACTATTATATGCAGTTATTGATGGTCACAAAGAATGTACTAAGTGTCATATTATAAAACCTGTTTGTGACTATCAAATTAGAAATAATAAAAATGGATCTTCTACACCAGAGGCTAATTGTAGAAAATGTAAAGCTGAATATATTAATAACTTACGTAGATCAAGAGGAGTACAAGTTCGTAAAAGATATCCAATCATAGATGATCATAAAGAATGTACAGCTTGTAATATAAACAAACATGTTTCTGAGTATTATATGAAAGCAGATGGAAAAATATTTGCCAAATGTTCTTTATGTATGATTGAGTATCATGAAAAAAATCGAAGAGTGATAGGAATGAAGAAAAATTATAAGTTTCCTATTATAGATGGTATAAAAAAATGTTCAAAATGTTTTATTGATAAACCAGTTATAGAATATCTCAAAGGTATGCATCACTGTAAAAAATGTTACATTGAACCTATAATAAAACGTAGAAAAGAAGTTTACAATGAGTATGATAAAATAAGATCAAGAGTATATTATAACAATAATAAAGAAAAAGTTAGTAATCGTTATCGTACTCATTGGAATAAAATGAAAGAGAACGTAGGTGATAGTTATATTAAAGCTTTGTTAACTGGTAATACAACTATTAAAAGAGCAGATATACCACCAGAGTTAATTGAAATTAAAAGAAAACAAGTTTTATTATCACGTCAAATTAAAAAATAAAAACAATTATGAAAAAGCAAGTAAAAAAACAAGAAGTATTAGAGTTAGTATTAATCAATACTGAAACAGTAACAGTAGATGATGTACGTATTGCATGTCAGAAGATTGGTGACAAGTTAACCAAGACATACAATAAGACAGCAGACATCAAAGCTGCACAAGCTGCTGTTAGTGCTTATGGTACAGCTATTGCTGCTGTTAAAGCTCAATTGATTTATAAGAAGATGACTAGTACTCCTAGTAAAATAGAATTCTTTGAAACTAATTAGTTATGGAAAGATTAAATTATATATTCCCTGCAATAATGGGAGTGCTAGCATTTGGTGCAATGATGCAACAAACTAATATATGGACAGCATGTATGTTCATATTTATATCAGTGTCATGTATATGTATTGCTGTACATGAGCGTTCAAGGAAATAACTGCCACTAATACATAAATTATTCACACATTCTAAATCATCAATAAGATGGCAACACTAGACTTTACTTTGCGTCAATACTATGATTGGTGCAAAGATTACCCATTAGTTATACATGACTTCGCTTATGTCAATAACTTTGTGGTAGTGCAGATTAAAATTAGCATACTTGAGCAATTGCATTCAAGTGGCTACATCAGCATGAAATAGGTTAAAAGGTGGTTGTTTAGAGCTCTTGGACATTGTCCTTGAGCTCTTTTATTTTTTCACATTCTAAACATGTATAAACATGAGAGATCAATTAAATGAGCTAGTAAGACTAGCTAAGCAATTACGTAGTACAATTCAGGTCAACAATATAGATGACCAAACTATTTTAGTATCCACTTGGATAAGTATAAGAAGAGGTGGCGCAGATTATTATGCTGTATCATTTCTAGCTAACAGAAAGTTAGAAGTTGCTCTATATCAAAAAGATGATTACATTAGTAATAATATCAATATTGATATAGAGAATGTTACTGATGTTGAATTAGATGAGATCATATTGCGTAGTAAGGAAGATATTATTACCTTTATAGCAAAATTAGATGATAATCGTGAAAAACGAAGATTGGCTAAGATTACAGAGCTTCAAAATCAACTGAAAGAGCTAAATGAAATACACTAACGTACAGTTAATATTTCCAGAGTATCATCCTGATCAATTAGAGAAAGGAATGTACTTTGTGTCAATGCATGGACTTGTTCAAGACAAGCCATATGTTCATATATATGAGCTTGATGTCGTTCCAAGAGATCAAGGTAAGTATATTGAGAAACATGGTCTTCCTGTAAGACCATATCTCGTAATGAGTACAAGTACTAATCCTGATGTAGCACCAATAATTGTAGCACATCCTCATCAGATATATTTATCTGTAGAGCAAATGAACTATTGTTCTGCTAGGGGCTACATTGAAATACTTACGTATGACGATGGTGAACCAGTGCTTGAGAAGAATGGTGATGTGGTCTTTTATATCGATCAAGACTTTGATGACTTTGATGACGATGATGATTGGGAATGCGACACATTCAATAACGAAGAAATGATTTAATAAACAAGAAACACAATTTAAAACTAGAAATGATGAAAAAAACGTTGAAATTAGAAAACCCAGGATTGACAAAAGAGAACTTCAAAAACTGGATGACTCAGAAGAGTAACAAGCCTATTAAGTATTTAGCAGGCATCAATAGACCAATTTTACCTTCGCATGTAACAAAGTTGGCTAACTCAGTTACAAAGATGGGTATCATTAGACCTATTGTATTAACTAGTATATCATTTATTGATGGTAAACCAGCTTGGTATATTATCGATGGTCAGCATTTGTTTAATGCATTGTTACGTAATGGTGTAGATATACCTTATGTATTTATTGATGTTAAAGATAAGAAAGACTTAGTAGAAAAGATTGCATTGTTAAATGCATCATCTAAGAGCTGGGTTATACAAGATTATGTAACTGCATGGGCATCATTAGAAAATGACTATGTTAAGCTTAATACATATTTTAATATCTATGATTTAGAATTCACTGTATTGGCTACGATATTAGCAAATCAAATACCTTATTCTCGTGTTGGTAATTCACCTATTACTAAAAAAATAAAGAATGGTGAATTTAAAATTATAGAAGAAGAACATGTAGTTAAGATTCTTGATCAATTAACAGATGTATTAAGCATACTGAAACGTCAGAATAGACATGAGAACTTTTATTTGTGTTCAGAGTATGTAAGTTTTTGTAAAAACTCTGTAAATTACGATCATAAAAAGTTCATGAAGAAACTACATGATAAGAAGAAAGACTTTATTCTTGCTACTCAAGAAGAAGGTAAGTTAAAACAGTTATTTGAAGAACTAAAATAAATGGAAAACTTAGAAATAATGAGTTTATTTCCAACTCCTGTACTCAGAGTAAGAGTACAGGAGTATTTCAAGGATGAAATATGGAAATTAAAACAGCTTGAAATGGAGCATGTGTATGGTAATGATATTACCAAAGATATTAATCATTTTAAATCAATAGAGTCTTATTGTCTAGACCTACCAGGTATGGAGAAACTAAAGGCTTATATTGAGAAAGAGGTTAAAGATTTTTATGTACATGGATTGGCTATTGATGGTGACATCATGATAACACAGAGTTGGGTTAATAGAAATATAAATGGTGGTGGCACACACGCACATTATCATCATAATTCTGTAATTTCAGGTGTGTATTACATGGATGTACCAGATAACAGCACACTTATAAAGTTTTATAAGGCTGATGTAGATAGATCAACAGTTTATAGATTAGAGCCAGAGGTTAATCCTGATTTATTTAAAGGTAATCCATATGCTCAAACTGTTGCTACTATACCAGTGGCTAATAGTGAGATATTATTATTTCCTAGCTATCTACCTCACTCTGTACCAGACATGGCTACAAGTAAAGATAGATGGACGTTAGCATTTAATACTGTTCCTGTTATATTAGGATCAAGAAACACATTAACTGAATTAATAATTAAAACAACTAAATAATGATTAAAACTAGAGTAGGTAAACTTGTCAAGGTTAAGAACCAGGACAAGAAGAAGGCAGCTAACAATACATATCAAGCTGTAATTTTAAATAGTAATGGACAGTATAATGCATATCTGTTTACAGATGTAGAAATCACTGTAGCAGCTGAAAGAGCTCGTAAGAATATCGAGGACCAAGTTGAACGTAGTGTAATGTCAAAACTTTTAGACTAAAATGAGTAACGAAGATAAAGCAGAACTGTTGTCATGGATAGTGACAGCTTTTGTAATCATAGTTGGCTTTTTATTGTTTTTAGGATTGATGATATTCATTGAGATTAAACAAGAAGGTGTCCCAGATAATACAAGATTTGGATATACAATCAAGTTAAATCAGAAAGAAGATGGTAAAGGATAGAGTAACAGCAGCACTATTAACAGTTATAATCTTATACTTTTGTATAAGAGTTGTAACGTTTTTATATGGCATAGTTTTAGTTGTTAGTCATCCTTTACCAATTACTACTGATACCACTTACAGTAATTATCCAGAGTTAGATAGAAGAAACCTTAAATCTCAATTAAAATACCATGAAAACAATAAAGTTAAAGCTGACAGTACAAGATCAAAGTAATCCTGTATTAGTTGATAATGAAAACAATGTAGTTGTACCTAGTTCTCGTATGGCGTGGGTGGTTCAAAAAGATGGCAAGATTGTTAGTGCACCTCCTGCTCTTTTGGCACATTACATGGGCACTGTAGTAGATGTACAAGTAGATTCTGCAGGTAAGCCTGTATTATTAAACGATAAAGCAATCATTGTACTATGACAACGACAGGATCAACACATGCAGAGTTTTATCATCCAACACAAGATGATGTTTATTGTACTGTAGAAATCAAATGGTCTCATTATTATGCACCTGCAACATTAGAAGAACCAGGTGAAGATGACATCACTATCAAGAGCATGAAGCTACTCACATATTGTGATGAGTATGTTAAAGATATGGAGGTGCCTGAATGGATAACATCAGATGATATTTATGAAGCAATAGACTTAGACGACTATTATGATGGAGACGATAACTAAAGCACATCCAGTATTTTATGTTTTAACTTTTGCATTCACTATAATGGTGTCTGCTATAATTAATCGAACTATGAACAATAAAGCACCAGAAATAGAATCACCACAGGTGGTTAAAGCTATCGTCAATGTATTTAGATCTGTTGATGAAGAATTACAGATTGAGCATATGCGTAGTAAAAGACAATATCTTGAGAAGTATAACTTACGTGAGATCAAGACTAATAAAACCAGGACAGCGTTAGAACAATGGAACTAGTAGATTTCATACATAGAAAGAATCTCCTCACTAAACAAGAATGTGAGGAGATTATTGAAATATTCGAAGCAAATGATAAATATACATTTGATGGATATATTGGTGGAGGAATAGATACTAATGTAAAAGAATCTTCAGATTTTAATGTCGCTGAAGAAAATAATAGTACAGTTAAAAGACTGTATGGAGATAAGTTAGATGATATTGTTGATAATATGATTGTTGAGATGTATAAATATATGGATAAGTTTCCCATATTTTTAAACACTACAGTTAATATTGATGCATATAATATTCAAAGATATCTTCCAGGTCAAGGTTTTAAAGCTTGGCATTATGAATCAACAGAAAAAAAGATTAGACTATTTGTATGGATGATCTATCTAAATGATGTTGAAGATGGTGGTACAGAGTTTATGTTTCAACAACATATAGAACCAGCCCAGCAAGGTAAGTTATTATTCTTTCCTGCTGATTGGACTCACACACATCGTGGACAAGTTAGTTATACAAAAACTAAATACATTATAACAGGATGGATATCTTTAAACTCACAATAATCATGAATTCATGGAGGTATTAATTTATGATATCGAGACAATGCAGGAGTTATTCCTGATACATGTCTATGATCCAAAAGAAGATAAACATTATGATTTCCTAATTAGCCAATGGCATGATAATTTTGATGCATTTGTAAAGCTATTGCTTGACAAACCAGATTATTATTGGGTGGGATATAATAATCTTCGTTTTGATGCTCAAGTGGTAGAATGGGTGCTGCGTAATTATAACAATTGGTATGAACATAGTGGGTTAGAAATATGTGCTAAGATTGCACAGAAGGCTCAAGATGTGATTGAAGATGCTAATTACGAACAGTTCCCAGAATATCGTGAAGAGGATTTGTCATTCAAACAGATAGATTTATTCAAGGTTAATCACTATGACAATAAGAATCGTATGGTTAGTCTGAAGAGACTAGAGTTTGAGATGGATCTTGAGAACATCGAGGAGATGCCTATACACCACACAAAGCGTGACATGACTCAAGAAGAGATAGATGTTACAATGAAGTATTGTGTGAATGATGTTATGGCAACCTATGAGTTCTTCAAGGTTACAACAGGTGATACAGAACATCCTTTATACAAAGGCAATAATCAATTGCAGCTAAGACTAGACATACAAGAAGAGTTTGGTATTAACTGTATTAATTATTCTGATAGTAAGATTGGTGACGAGATGATTAAAAAGTATTATTGTGAAGAGGAGAAAATAACATATGCTAATTTACCTCGCACAGGATTCTTTAGAAAGAAAATCATTGTAAAAAACTGTAGACCTGATTATTTAAAGTTTCAAACTAATCAGCTTATTGAGTTCAAGAAATATATAGATAAACTTGTATTAGGACTTAATGATGACTTTAAAGAAAGTATAAATTTTTATGGCAACACTTATACGTTTGCTAAAGGTGGATTACACACAGAGAACAAACCAGAGGTATTTGAAGCTGATGATGAACATGAAATCATTGATTGGGACGTTAGCAGTTATTATCCTGCTATTATTATCAATAATGGTAGGTATCCTCAACATCTTGGTAAAAAGTTTCTTACTGGTTATAAACGTATGTTTGAAAGGCGTCTGGAACTTAAACCACAGGCTAAGAAAGACAAACGCATTGCAGGGATTGTTGGGGCTCTTAAGCTTGCTGTCAATTCTGTATATGGTAAATCTTCTGACATGCAGTCGTGGATCTATGACAGACAACTTACTATGTTTACTACTATTACTGGAGAGCTTAGCTTGCTTATGCTTATTGAAGCGTATGAGTTAGAAGGTATACATGTAATCTCAGCTAATACAGATG